GCGCCTGAATTGGTAAATGGTTTGTTTAATGTTCTTATTAGCTTATTGCTAAGCTTCGTAGATATAATCAATACTAAAGCTGGCTTGCTTATTAGTGCTTTCGGCTTGATCGTTCAGGCATTGGGAAAACTACTTCTTCAGGCCATTCGAACTGCGTTAGGACCTATATTTGATGCACTCGGTCTTGGCGATAAACTCGATAAGTTCTTTGAAGAAGAAGAAAAACAGATTTCTGGAAAATCTGCAACTATTCGTGAAAAACTCGAAGCAGACATGGAGAATACCGATACAGATGGTGCTTTAGCGAAATCGTTCATTGGTGGCGATAAGACTGAAACAGCCGCTATGAATAAAGCTGACTCTACGTCTGCCGCTTATTGGACCGAATTGCAAACAAAACTTCAAAATGGTGAGATTACGCCTGAAGAAATGGCGAAGCTTATGGTCGATAACCCTACAGCAGGTGTCCCAGAAGCTGCCGAACAGAAGGGCGAAGAGGTTGCAACGGCCGGTACTAACGCCGCAACTGAAACTGTCAAGAATGCTCAGGGCGATGTGGCTAACGCTATTGTCTCTACGATTAACGGCGCTAGTTCTACAGCTAAAGAACAGGCATCTGCTAGCGCTGAGACTGTCGGTGAAAACTACGACAAGGGTGTTGCTAGAGGTATTAACAGACATATAGGTATTGTTACAGCAGCCTGTATGTCTATGGCTACTCAAATGACTCGTGCAACAAACACCACTCTTGAAATCAAATCACCTTCAAAAGTTGGTGACCGTATTGGTATGTTCTTCGACATGGGCGTCGGACGAGGTGTGAGAAAGAATGCAGCTCGGTTCGTCGTATCTCCGACCGAAGACATGGCTACCAACATGATTGGTACACTCAAAGCCGCATTAGCAGGCGTCAACGATCTTGTTACCGATGACACGATGTTCCCAACTATTTCTCCGGTACTTGACTTGACGAATGTTCAAAATGGCGCTGGCAGGGTGCATGACTTGTTTGCCGGCTCGACAGCATCCATGGCAGTTAATGCCAAAGCGACATTTAAAACGGATGGAGAGATTATGTCTGAGAAGATTCAGGAAGCTTTTGACGCTAGTCTCGATGAGATCAAGACAAAGCTTAACGATATTCAGGACAACTCTTCATACAGATTCGAAGCTCCAGTTGTCTTAGACGGACGTGAAATTGCTAGAGCTTCTGCAGAATACACTCGAACAGAATTGAACAGAATTGATCGAATGAACAATCGTAAGGGAGGTAAGTTATGAGCGATTATGTTTATCAGGACTACGTTGCCAACTTGCCTCAAACCGAAGCGAGCATGACGATTAATGATATTCGTCTCGAGCAGCGTTTACCAGGCTTTAGAGTTATTTCTGCTACCGGCAGGGATAGTATGTCTCAGGATATTGAGGAGTTAACTTCAAAGATTGTGGATGGAGCTTTCTATCGCAGCAAGAATTTACCTCCTAGAGACATCGAAGTAACATTTGTATTATTCAGGGAGACCGCAGAGGACCTTCATCGAGCATTCGATATCCTCAAAGGTCTCCTTTATTCTTGGGTAGATGCAAAATTCATATTCAACGATGAACCAGATGTATATTACATCGGAACCGTTACGAATCTGTCACCTGAGAATATTATCTATTCAAATAACGGAGCTGGAACATTCACAATCCACTGCTCCGATCCTTTTAAGTACGGCTTGGAAGAAATCGTAGTCAAAGCAAATAATAACAATCAGTTTATTATCGACTACGATGGGCAGTACAAATCATTTCCAATTCTTGAAGCAACGTTCAATGGCGACTGCGGCTATATTGGTTTCTCTGACGGAAATGGTATGCTGCAGTTTGGCGATGCTAACGAATTAGACACCGGCCGTGTTACAACGAATACAAAAGAGAATGTTCTTCAGTACAACAAAGGAGAAATTCCTCAGTTCGTACTTGACAGATTCCAGAAGAACCAGGCATCTGTAATTAAACTCGGATGCATTCAAAATGGGACTCTGGAAAGCGTCGGAATCAATCGAGATAACATTCCTATTTATGACACTAGCGGCAAAGAGATTGCTCGTAAGAACTTCATGGAGAGCGTTATCGGATTGAAAACAAGAGGCGCTTCAAGCTCTACTGCGATATGGAATGGTGCTGGTTTCTCAGTACATCTGAATAAGGATTCTGGCGGCTCTAATACAGCTAAGGATTTCTTTGCACTTGGACAGATTGCAATGAGCGTCATGAAGGATGCAAAGAACCAGCATACAGCCGATCCGACTCAGGTTGGAATGGTGCAGTTTGTGGTATCGACAGAAAACAAGCAACCGATTCTTGGCATGGTATTCCTTAAGAATAACCAGAGCACAGATGTCGAAATTAGATTGTATGTCGGCACAACGAATGGCGATGCTGTTGAAATCCTCTCTGACAGAGTCACATCCACGAATAAGAACCTGAATGTCATCCCGAACTCGTATCGTAACAAATACCTGTATTGGGATCACGGTGAATTCTCGATGTCTAAAATCGGCAATAAAATTGATTTTTATGTCGACCATAAACACCATACGTTCGACCCAAGATCCATTCCGCAAATCGATACGATCCTGAACTATGAGGCGGCATATGTAAATTTCTTTATTTCCGGCTTAGACACAACTGGTGTAAACGGCAAATTTGGAGCATCGTATAAGCCTCTCGGAGAAGCTTATATTCGCGGTTTCGGTGTTGAAAAGTACAACGCGACGAAGATGGAAGACATTGTAAATACCTTTACAAATGGCAACTCACTCGAAGTAAATACTGGAGATGGCACAGTTAAAGTTGACGGCATTATCCGAAACAACCTCGGAGCAATTGGAAACGAGTGGGACAGGTTATATTTAAGACCCGGTCACAACATTATTAGCGCAGCTTACTCCAATTGGGTGGCTACGGACGAAAAACCTACACTGCAGCTTAGGTATAGGAAGGTTTATATATGATCTTATATTTTTCGGATAGAAATATGAACATTCTCGGCACTGCATTCAGCAGCAAACGAAACGGTAACATCGTATATAACGATAAGACCGTTGATGAGACCGAGACAGGAACGACTGTATTCTCGTGTTATATTGCCTATCCGGAAGGTAAGAGGCAAGAGGTAGAGTCATTCGTACGAAGTGGTAATTACTTATTCGTGGCAGACAATGATACGGACGCAATGTTCTATACAATTGTCACGACTGAAAGTAATACACTCGATCGATCCATATATTTATATGCAGAGTCGATTGGACTGGAGCTTCTAAACCATCAGCTGGATGCGTCTACTGAGATTCCAGTAATTCCGCAGACAGTTGATTATTACGTTAACCCGATTATCGCCGGTACAGACTTCGAAATCGGCATGATTGAGGTTCCAAGGGACGAAGAAACGAACGTTATACGACGTTATATTCTTAAGTTCGACTCACAGACAGCTCTTGAACGTCTAAACGAGATTGCTGCTACTTTCGAGATGGAGATGTATTTTACATTCAAAATCGAAAGAATGGCCGTAACTCACAAGTATTTGAACGTAGTTAACCAGAGAGGCTATAACACGCATAAGACTCTTATGATCGGTCGTGAAGTCTCTAATATTCGTACTTCAACTTCTGTCGAAAATTTGGCTACGGCGTTAAAACCGACTGGCGACGTTCCGGAAGGAAGCATTGGTATTCTTGGTGTCAAGAACGAGTATGGAAGACAGTCCTATGTTTGGCTTAAATTTCTAAGTACGGATGAAGATGAGAACCTATATTTCTCGGATTCCGCATCTGGAGCATTCAATATTTGTATGTCTCCGATGCAGTGGTATCCAGTAGAGTCTGATAAACTCAGTGACTATATTGTTCATCGTTTCAATTACGATAGTTTTGTTGCTGTCTACCCTCAGAGTACTGGTATTCAGGAAATCGTAGAGGACGGAGACCCGGCATATACGTGGGTTAAGTTTGCTAGGGACGAGTACGGAACGGGCATGTCAGACAACTACTCCTCTGCCATGAATTATATTGGTATAGCTTCCGGAAAGAGTGAGGCGACCAAGAGTACGGATCCTGACGACTACAGATGGTATAACATCAATCCGTCATTCGGCGAGTATCGTTATATTCCTCTCAACAGCAGTGGTGTTCCTACAGAATCAGGTTTGCATATTCGGTATTCGCCATACAGTGATGGAAAGTCCATGACTACCACGCCAGCTGCGAATACTAAGTATGTCGGATATTCCTTCGGAAGAACCACTGCTCCAACGTCCGAAACAGCTTACGAATGGGTAGAATTTGACACAATAGGTGTTGGCGGCAAATTTGTGCATTCTGTTGGTGTCAATACAGGTATTCCGTTTAATGGTAAGTACATCCATTATATTTGGTCGTCTGATCCGGAAGGAGCCGAGCCCACAAACGAATGCAGTGGCAGCTATATTGGTATCAGATTTGATCAGGATTACCCGAATCCGATGAGCTTAAACCCGGCCAGTTATATTTGGTCGCCTGTATCCGGTACTGATGCTACTGCGCTGAACCTTGTTGGGTACATTCCAGCTGAGACGGACGATGATATTTACATTGAAAACGGTATTGTCAAGTCAAGAGAGGCTCTTAAGAAGTGGGGTAGATTCACAGTTACGCCGAATCGTACCGAGCATATCGTAAGACCGTTCAGTTACAGCACAGTCGACTATGATGAGCTGTATAAAGAGACGGTCAAAGAGCTTAAGAAGAGACGAGAACCGGAAGTAACTTATGAAGTAGAACTGCTTTATATTCCGGATGGCGTATCTATTGGCGATACTGTGTACATTGTCGACCCTGAAGGTGCTTTATATTTGTCAAGTAGACTTCTTAAGATCGAAAGAAGCTACTGCAACAATGAAATCACAGCAACTCTTGGCGACTACAAAATCGAGACTTCTGGAATCGACGACCGTATCCAGAAGCTCAGAGAACAGGTAAACAAACAGCTGGAGAACATTAAGACATATACATGGATTGTATACGCTGACAGTTCTACCGGCGAAAATATGTCAACTGATTCGAAAGACAGGAAGTGGATGGGTATTGCAACAAACAGACTTGATCCTATTCCAGACCTTACGAATCCTTATATTTATACCTGGTCAAAAATTAAAGCAAAAGAAGAACTCTACACGACTTATAAGTACGGCATATCTGCAGGGCCTAATATTCTGCCTACAGAGTGGTCGATCGAGGACGTTACTCCAACAGAGCAGAAGCCATATTTATGGTCAAAAGGACTAAAGAAATTTGATGATGGGTCAACTGAAGAAATTGCTCCGCATGTGATAGGTGTATTTGGAAGAGGCGTTGCATCGGTTGTTTCTTGGTATGGTCTGTCAAATAATCCAGCTGTGGAACCTACGACGTACGTCAAATCGCCAGTACCGGTAATCACAGCTGAGAATAAATACCTCTGGACATATACTGTCACGACTTTCACTGACGGCACATCGAATGAATCAGCGCACCATATTATTGGATCATACGGAGAAGATGGCCTAACAGTCGTGTCAGACCTTTTGTATTATGCAAGAACAGACACAAATGCAGAACCGGCGAGCAGTGCATGGATATTATGTCCTCCAGGCAATATTCCTGTCATAACTGCTGATCATCCGTATTTGTGGACAAAAGAAGACATCACCTATAGTGACGGCTCAACCGTAAATGTCTTAGCGCACATCATTGGCGTTTATGGAGAGCAGGGACCTAAAGGTGATAAAGGCGAGACCGGAGACCCTGGAGCAAAGGGTGATAAAGGCGATACTGGCGAACAAGGTCCCAAAGGCGACACAGGAGATCAGGGTCCTAAAGGCGATAAGGGCGATACTGGTGATACAGGACCTAAAGGTGACAAGGGAGACCCTGGCGATCCGGGTAAAGATGGAGAACAAGGACCAAAAGGCGATAAAGGTGACAAAGGCGATCAGGGTGTATCGATAACCAGTTTTAAGACCCAGTATTATCTTTCGACAAGTAGTGAGACTCCAACTGGTGGTTCATGGTCTGATAATCCTCAGCCATACGCCTTAGGCCATTATTACTTCATTCGAACAGTAACATATTTCAGTAATGCCACATCTACGACCAGTGATCCAGTCTTAGACATGGCACTTACATCGTCGAATGCAACTGCAAAAGAAGCGCAGACAACAGCGAATGGTAAGAATACAGTATTTTATTCTGCATCTGCACCATCAGTAACAGGACGATCTGCAAATGATATTTGGTTCGACACTGACGACGGCAATACGATGTATAAATTCGGTAACGGGGCATGGATAAAGCAACAGTTCGGAAACTCTGCTATTGCTGAATTGAGCGCCAACAAGTTAACCGCCGGTACTATCGATGCTAGTGTGATTACCGTTAGTAATATTGATGCTGGTCAAATAACATCAGGTACGCTTAGCGCTAATTATATTTACGGTGGTATTCTTCAATCCAATGATGGCGATGCGTTCTATGTAAATCTTGACAGCGGTGACGTGAGCATTAAAGCTTACAGTTCAAACGAATATACAGATAATCTTGTAAATGGCGCTATTGGAGAATCAGTTCGAACAGTGTTTGAGTCTGAACGTTATAACACTCTTGAAAATAACGTTAATGGCTTGACAAGCGAAATGGGATCAGTGACAACGATTGCCAATGATAACACCACTTCCATCAAGACTCTTAAAGGACGAATTGATGCGACGGATAGCCGTTTGCAGCTGGATTACGAAAATATGACTAAAATTACAGATGCACAGGGGACTCGGATTAGCAATCTTGAGTCTCATTTTAATTTCAGTTCATACGGTTTAGCTGTATTTGGGCCTGAAGACTCGAGTATGTTGGGTCAATTCTCATCGCAGGCGTTGAACTTCTACAGCGGCACAATTAACGAGCAAACTGGCGAAGTTACTGGCACAAAAGAAGCATGGGTTGATATTATCGACGGACTTGGTGGAAGACGATTGACACTTGGCGATGCTGATAACGGTATAAACAGATGGAATCTATCCGTATCCGATAACGGTGATCTATTTAACGTGTCGAGACGATTATATTCATAAGGAGGAAAATGCATGGCTATAAATGCTAGTAATTCTGGTGTTGTATCAAGAACCGGCAGTTACTCGATTAAAGACTTTCCTCTAAGCGTATCTGTAACTGAAAGAAGCGTCTCTACAGCAAACAACACATCGACCCTCGATCTAAGTTGTACACTCAAGTCAAACACTACAAAGACAGCATGGAGTGGGGCAAGCGATTCATATTTAGCGTTGTATTGGCATGACAATGTCTCAATACGAACAAAAAAGTAGGCAGTAATCTTGTAATTAACACGATGGGAGCTGGTGAATCTAAGAGTATTTCCGGCTCCCTTACAATTACTCATGCTTCAGATGGTACGGCGACAGGCTATGCATATGCAACCTGGACGAAGCTCGGTTCAAACTCTGCGGTACCTGGAACTGGAACCGTACGTGCTCCTGCTTCTGGTAATTTGTCGCTTACAACAATCGCTAGAACAACACCATTAACGCTTAATAAATCGTCATATACAGTAACAACTACTGGTTCCGGAACGGCGATTATGGCTTCCTATACGCCGAATAGCGCATTTACGTATACACTGACGGCTTCTATGGACGGCAATACGACGACTCTAAGCTCGTCTAGTATTACGAATGATATTCTGCTGTCATTACTGAAAACGAAAGCCAATGACACGTTAACCGTCACGCTTACTACCAAGAGTGGCTCGACGGTTGTCGGTACGTCTAGTGCGACATGCTCTATTGCAATTGATATTGACAAAATCAAACCTTCTGTAACAGCAGGTACCCCGGGTATTGTATCTGGAGGGTATTCTAGCAAAGCTGTAGCAGGACGCTCTATACTTTATATCGATTGCACAGCAACCTCTGCAGGTGGCAGTCCTACGACAACAACCACTGTGACTATTTCTAATGGCGGAACAATGCAGAATTCATCGTCAACTACGGTTGGAACTGGTGTCAGATATCGTACAAATACATTACCAGCAAGTAGCTCCAACTACACACTGACGTTTTATATTTCTGCAAAGGACGCTAGAGGTGCTGTCAGTACGACTGTAACTAAAACGATTCAGGTTTATGGATGGTACACTCCTAAGATTAAATCGTTATATGCAAGGCGTACCACATCCTCATCTTCGACTGCTACAGATGTATCTGGCGCTTATGTACGAGTTGATGTGACAAATGATGTTTCAACCAATCTTGGAACGTCCACAACAACTACGATCGCATACACGACTTCAGCAGGAGATAGCGGTTCGTTTACTGGTACAAGCTGCAATTTCCCGTTACCAATTGATAAAACGGCCGAGATAACTGTTACAACTGTTGACCCAATTGGCGTAAGCGTTACACGAACAACAAGCGTGGCTATGGCGGCAATACCACTTCAGTTATATATGAACAATGATGGATCGTCTGTTGGCGCTGGTATTGGCTCTGTTGCAAAACCTGATTGCTTTAATATTGGCCTTCATACATATTTGCAAAAAAACTTATATATCGGCTCATCAAAAGGCGATTTCAACGATGGTGTGGCAGGTGTGTCAATTCATACGAACGGCAACTTGGCTTTGACGTCTGATACATATCCGTTGATCGAGTTCTATTCACAGAATTCAACAACGCCAACTTCATATATTAAAGAACAAGTGAGTGGAACCCTGAAATTGAGTAACCATGTGATCGTTACTGGCGGTATTTATAACAACGATAAGGGGCAATTTAGCGATGGAAAGACCGGAGTGTATCTAGGTGTAAACGGAAGCATTTATTCATGGGCTGGTACAGGGGAGTACCCAACATTGGTATTCAGACGAAAAGACAACACAAATATTGCATACATTCAAGCGAATGAAGCAGAAAATAAATTAACGCTAAATGCAACTGGTGGTGTCAATATTACAAACTCACTAAAAAGAAATGGCCAAGAGGTAGCATTTTCAGATACCACAAATGTTATCCATTTCAAATGGGTGAGCGGAACAGGCTTGGAGGTCTATGTCGATCAGACAAAGGTCGCGACATTATCTCTTAATACGCCATATTAAATAAAAGGAGATAAACATGGCAGTTACACTTGATATTCAGAATTTCGAGAGCCGGATGAATAATCTGCTGAATGAATCCGGTCTTCCTGCTTGCATATTACGTCTCGTTCTCGAATCAAGACTCGCTGAAGTACGAGCTATCGAGAATAACCAGCTTAGAGCTGAGATGCAGAAAGAAGCTGACGAAGCGCTTAAACGGCAGCAGGAATACGAAGCTCAGCAGACAGAAGAAAGTGAGTGATATTTTATGAACTTGGAATTTACACCAAGATTAACCACTCCAGCAGCAAACAACAAAGCTTATATCAACGTCGAGTATGGCGGAAAGAATCATGCAATCTTAGGTAATCCAAAGGGCAGGGTCGTAAAAGGCTCTGTCCTTCCTAATTGTACGGGGTATGTCCATGGACGAGTGATTGAACTGATCGGCGATGATTCCATGCTTTGTAGAGGCAATGCTGAGAACTACTGGGATTACACTCAGGACGGATTCGAGAGGGGCCAGACTCCTATCGTTGGTGCAATTGGTTGTGTTCGAGGCGGTAAAGCTGGGGACGCATCTGATGGACCGGGGCACGTGTTCACCGTTGAAGACATTAATAGCCACGGCGATATTCTGAAGGGTGACTCTGGCTGGTCTGGAACGAAAGCTAATGGTCGATATTTTCGTACTGAATGGCTGAGAAGAGTTAATGGAACTTATGCATTCAGTGGCAATAAGCGTTTCCAGGGTTTCATCTATCCTTGGAAGCCGAATAAGATTACAGTCATCAAGAACGGTGTATACAGACTGTACAACAAGAACTCTGGAGAACACGTATTCACAGCAAACAATGGTGAAGCGAACTCCTTAGCTCGAGCTGGATGGCAGTATGAACGTCTTGGATGGCGTACTCCTAAGAGTGGTGGAGAAGTATATCGTGTATACAATCCGAACTCTGGCGAGCATATGTACACAATGAATAAACGTGAGAAAAACGAACTCACGCGACTTGGCTGGCAGTACGAAGGTATTGCCTTTTATTCTGCTCCGAATAACGGAATGCCAATCTACAGACTCTACAACGAGAACAAACATCTCCATCATTTCACAGCGTCCATTGAAGAACGTAAGGCGCTTGAATCTCTTGGATGGGTATACGAAGGCATCGCGTTCTACGGATTGAAATGAGGAGAAGTTAATGGATATTTCATCTTACATCATGCCGATCTACACGACAATTGTTGGTATCGTTATCGGATATTTAGCCAATAAGGTTCGCCAGCTCACCGTGAAACGTAGATCAGCAAAGGAATCAGAAGAGGACGAACTGAAAGCCATTAAAGCTGGGCTCGCAATCCTCTTACGCAGACAGCTGTATGATTACTACACTGAGTACGAATACCAGGATTCAATTCCCGCTTCCGAGTGGAGCGAGATAGAAGAGACACATAAGGTATATAATCGCTTGGGTGGGAATCATACTGGCGACCGTTTATTTGAAGAAATGAAGAGTAAACACCTTGAAGGTGGTAGAGGAGAATAATCATGGCAGAAAACGAAAACAAAGCATACGATTACAGACATAAGGTTTATGGGCCAGCAGGTCTGTCCAGAGCATGTGGACTCTTTACGGTTGATATCGCAGAAGCTCCTGCTGCAGAGACACCGACAGAACCGGAAGAAGAAACAAATACCGAAGAAACACCAGAATAATCACGTCATTTACAACTCCTTTAATAGCAAGAATAGCTAAAAGGAGAAAAGAAAATGAAA